ATTACGTTCTTATATGTCAGAGCCTCGCCTTCGTTCCCTAACCGGGTGTCGTTAAGAATGATGCCTTGCCCATTGTTGACAAGGCCAACAATCTTACCCTCACTAATGACATCAACTATCCGAACCATAGACCTACTTTGTAAAGTGTTAGGATCTTCAACCGGGGCCCTAGCAGAACCACCCTTGCCTTTCTTTCCCTGAATAACCATGCCTTATCACCTCAGATCAATCTGTTCAGGAAGCAGCCCCGCAGACACCGTAACACTACCTACAATAAACTCCCCATACACGAGAGGCACCGGGTTGCCTTGCTCCAAAAGGTTCTGTACTCCGTTAAACAGGAAGGAAGCCCTTTCGTCAGCCCCTCTACTGCCTGTCTGCGGGGTAGGACTAAGGAGTTGCCCCACACCCCCAAGCACGAAGCCAATACCTACTCTGGCAATCATCCCCCCGGTAATATTTGCCCCAGCAACAGAAAAGAGGGTGTTTCCAAATCCCACTACAGCTCCGAATCCAAAGAGGACGGCTCCAAGAATAATTTTCCCCCAACCTTGGTCTTTCGCCCCGGCAACAATTGGAACGATATGAAGCTCTTCTTTCCCCAAACCAAAGAAAAGTGTTTCTTCTGAAATCTCCATCCCAGATTCCAACGGGCCTCTAATCAATCGGTATTTGCAACTAATTGCATCGGCCCGAAAACCGGGAATCGTACAAGCTAAGGCTCGGCACGCTTCTATTGGGGTCTGCACATCATAGTGGTGGACTTCACCGTATTTTTCCCCCAGCTTTCCGTGCAAAACAACCCTATTCACAGTACCTCACCCACCTTGTAACAAACTTGCTCCACCTACCAAACGGTTCTTTCCTAGACAAACGATTTGCCAAATGATGAAGAATCATCTCTTCCTCTACCAAGATCCCACCATGGTTGGCAACCGGAGCACTAATCACCATAAAGAAAACATCCCCGGGCTTAGCCTCTGAAGCCCTGATCTCCTTGAACCCGGCATCAGCAAATAAAGCATTATACATATCCTCTCCGTGAAACCACCAATCCCATTCCCTTGGAAACTCTTTCAGCCGTATGCCTTTTTCAAGCCAGAAGTAATCACGAATCAGGGAATAGCAATCCCCTTTGCCATCTGTTCCAGAGGGGCCATACCTAAACGGTCTTCCCACCAATGGAATAACCGGGAGAGAATCCCCCCAGAAAAACGGCTCCCCCACCCAACCATGTGCTCCAACATTGATTAGACCCCATGGGGTGTTCGATTCTATCTGCCTTGCCATATCTTCCTTAGACGGATATTCCGGCCCATTCGGATGACTATGCACAATTGCATCAATTTGGGAATACCGGAGCAGTTCCTTTTCGTCTATACGGAAGCATTCTAACGTGTTTTCTGCAATGTTCCTCATAGGAAAAAACTCGCCACCAGAAATAACACCGCACATCTCTTCGGGGTATTTCTCAAGGGCATATTGCTTAATCCGCTCAGCGACCGTATTTGTAATCATCTTATTCTCACCCTTGCTACACCGGGGAAAGCTCTGGTGGGCAACTCTCCATTTTCACCAAACCGTAGCTTGCAGTCGGACAACCGTTTCCCACAAACATCCTCCGCCCCATTGGTTGTAGCCTCTCCTAAATGAGTAAACTTATTTGCCCCCACATACGGACAGGTTGCAGCAGAGTAATCAAACGAAGATCCGTTCCATCTTCTATAAATATGGGTACAAACATCCCTAAGAATCTGCCTTCTAGGAATTTGAACTCCTTCCAGATCCAGAACACTTGCCAACTCCCATTTGATGTACCCTTTGGTTTCATCCACCTTCCGCTCCACCCTGTAAATATCTATCGGAAAATGGGCATTTCCATCCGGCTGGGCGTGTCCATCCAAAAATCGGGCAAACGTCCTTATACGGTACACCCACGCCCCTATCCCGTCGTCATAATTACGGATCAGACTAGAAACGACAACAGAATTCATACTCAATGATAAAGACGGACGGGGCAAGGAGCCTTTTGATGTGATTTCCCAACCGGAGGTTTCAAAAGGAATCGGTTCATATTCATTCCCTCCGAAGCTCACCTTTGCCCCATTGTCCGTCATATTGGTAAACCGCAATACACCAGCACCAAGGTTAGTTGCGTCAAGAGTAAATAGACAAACGAGGGCATCCGGGGCTAACGACTGAGAAATGGACTCCATTGACTCAGGCAAGATCAAACTCCTCCTTCAGCTTTGCTGTAAAGGAAAAATAGGGGCCATCCAAATACGTCTTTTCCCATTCAGCACAAGTCCATTTTTTGGCTGATGCTTCTCCCGGCAAGGTGTAGTAAAACATATTTACACCCCCTTGGGATACGAAAAAAGACTCTAATGCCAAAGCCTCAGAGTTTGTTAGAACAGGCCAAGACAGGGAAATTTCCCGACTAATATGGTTCAGCCCTTCAGGAGTCCTTTGACTATAGCCATCACCAAATGAAAGCCTTTTTACGTTAGCTTTCGTACTAACAGACAGTCCTACACTAGGAGCAACTGAAGGGTTGAACGTTGTCATGCTTCTCTACCCCCAAATACTGGTTTAAAGACCCCACCAGCCCGTGAGTTTTTCTGGATGTATTTCTGGATTCTTTCATCAACAATTGCTGCTACTGCGGTTCCAATCTGTTTCCCATCTTCTTCTGTAGTAGCGTTCGATGAATTCATTGTCACTCCAACGTTAATGGAAATTGACCCAATCATGCCACCCGAAGCTTCAACACCCAAATTACCGCTTGGCATCCTCTTCAGAGGCAAAATACCCTCGGGGCCAGCTTCCCCAGCAATACCAAGCTTAGATCCTCCAGTTCCAAACTTGAACAACGTGGGAGAGTTCAAAATCTGATTCGAAAACGCCCCACCCTGAGCAAATCCTACTACCCCACCTTGCGCCATAAATAGCCCAGATAAAGCGGAGTTCCAGCCAATCATAGAAGCCCCAAAAGAAGACAACAACGGCATAAAGAGGCTGTTGATAAGAGGCTTGATAACCAACAGCCTTAACATCTCTTGAATGATCGTATTGACCAATTGCCTCCACGCATCTTCTTGCCCCATGAAAAAGTTCATCATAGAGTCTTCCAAGCTGGAAACCATTGTCTTTATGGAGTCCATCATTGCTTCATTGATGTCCACCGTTGTCCGTGAATACTCGTCCCAATACTCCTGCATAGCAACTGCAAAAGACCTTTGGGCCTGCGAAGCCTCAAACTTGACTCTTGCCAGCTCCCGGATTTTGTCAATCTCTTCCTGAGTTAGGGTAATATCCTGCTTCTTTGCATCCAAGACAGCGGTAATAACTGCCTCTTCAGCCGCTCTTGCAGCCGCAGTCATATTGAGCATTCCAGCCAACGCTTTCTGCTTCTCTATTTCAACCTCAAGATCCCTAATAGCAGTTGCCCGACGCTCTGCCTCTTGAGCGTCAAGCTGTGCCTCCACCTTTGCGGCAATGGCTTTTCTTTCAGAATCCTCAAGCTTATAGCCTTCTTTCTTAGCCTTTTCCTCCGCCTGAATAAGGGCAATTTGTACCTGCTTTTGCCGATTACTCATGGTATAAACATTCGCCATTTTTCGCAGGGACTCGGTTTCGATATTCAACTCAACAACCCGTCTTCGGGCTTGAGCGGCAATAACATCATTGACTGCCAGCTCGATCTTAGATAGGGCAAGCTTCTGGGTTTTCGTTAGGTTTTCTTTATTCAGGGCATCTATATCAAGCTTTACGGCCTCTTCATAAATTTTTCTTTCCCTCGAATTCATAGAAAGGGTGACTGCTTCTTTTTTCAGGTTGAGCAGAACATCTTCAAGTTTGTTGGCAAAGCGCTCCGCTTCCTTAGCTGCCTTCTTGGCAGTTTCAGGATCCACGATGTCCGGGATATTTGTATCTTCCAAATTAACCTTCGGAACTACAATTTCAGAGGCTTTCTTCGCCTCTGCCTCCCGCAACGCCCTCTCCCTCGCCCGAATAAGCATTTTTGACTCCAAGACCTTAAAAAACCCAATGTCTTGGTTAAAAACAGGGGGGCCTTCCTTCTCTATAGCCTTCTTGGCCTTCTTATATGCTTGCACACTTTCATCAAGAGTTTTACCAGAAAAGCCAAGAACACTAAGACTTGATCCCTCGGCTTCTTTTCCCCCGCCTCCCGGAAGAGAAGCTTTGAAGTCCTCCCACCCCTTCTTTACATCTGCCAACCATTTCTTAAGTTGATGGTACCAATATCGAATCGTTTCATAGATCGCCCCAAAATAGGCGTACACAACATCTCCCACAGAAACTATGGTATCTTCATACTGAAATGTAATACGCCGTACCGCTTCCCAAGCAGCCACCAAGAGCAAAAGACCTTTGATAAGCCACCCTATAGGAGTTCCCATCAGGGCTATGTTAATGGAAATCAATCCTGCCTGAATCATAACCAAGAGGGGCTGCAGCACTCGAAAAGCCAAGGCCACCGTTCCAATTGCCGTGGCAAAAGAGATCATTCCAACAACAACTTTTCTCGTAAACGGATCCATCCCCGCTATAAACTGGCTCAATCCAATGGACAAGTTTGAAACTGCCTGCAGTGCAATCTTGGCTACAGGTGCGAACTCCGTTCCAAGTGCAATCGCAGCAGTTTTGATGGCGTTCCTCGTCTGATCCATCGCAGAAGACAAGGACGAGAACGCAATCGCAGCTTCCTTATTCAATGCGGTATTACTTTCATAAGCTTCCTTGGACATATTAAGCAGGTATTCCATGCGCTCGTAATTGCCAAGCAGAGGCTTCAATGTCTTTGATACTTCCTGCATACCAAGGTTCATTCCCTCTAGGAAGTCATACATAAACTTGGCGGCCTGATTGCTGGTCTTGGCTTTTTCCTGTACCTTTCCCAACGCTTGAGCGAAAGCCAAAAAGCCTTTCGTCGGATTTGACCGGAAAAGCTGTGAAAACTGTGCCTCTGTCATGTTCGTCAACTGGGCAATGGTCTTTAAACTTTGCCCTCCACGAGCAATTGCTTTGTCAAGAGCGGCATAAACACGACCAATCGTGGTTCCTACAACCTGCTGTCTTAATCCTAATTCTGCCGCCAACGTTCCTAAAGCTGCAGCTTCGTGAGAGGCGATTCTAAACTGCGTTGTGGCCTGAGCAATTTCACTTGCCATCCCCATAATTTCACTTTCAGAGGCAGCCGCATTGTTGCCCAACTGGACTAAGGCGGAACCAAAGTTGTTAACCATTCCTATAGATTCTTTTGTGACATTCAACATCCGAGCCATTTGCTTTGCCCCAACCTCACCCTGAAGGTCAGTCGCAACGCCCATTTTTGCCATCGTTTCCGTAAACTTTTCAATATCTTCCCTTGCGGAAATCCCCAACTGCCCCGCAACAATGGCAGTCTGGGTCAAATCCTCCAGAGGGACAGGCGTTCTATGTCCCATCTTGAGAATTGACTCTTTGAATTTTTCAAGCTCTTCTCCAGCCAACCCCGTTGTCTTGGCAACACCTATAATGGCTTTTTCAAAGGTAGAAAATTCCCGCATTACTCCCAACAATGCCCGGTAGTGGGTATAGGCAGTAATCGCAACAGAAACGGACTTATTCAACTCTGACGCAAAGTTGCGAGCATAACCGGCAGAAGTACCAGCTTCGTCCCCAATCTGACGAAAAGTACGCCCGATCCTTTGCATTTCCTGAGTTGCTTGGTCCCTCATTCGAA